CGTCTGCACACCGTCAGCGATCTTAAATTTACGCTGATCAGAATTAGTGTAAGTTACATCAGACGTAACCAATATACGCTGCGATGAGTACACGGTACTATCCGCTGCCCATTGCGCCGCCGTTTTTACGACTATCTGACTATCTATATTTACCGTTACTGCCATACTATGTTGATTGTTTCATTCTTTAATGTTACGATGCTAACCGTATTCTGTAGCACGTTATTCACATACACGTTAACCGTTGTGTCCGGTAATGTTAACGTGCCACCACTTGCCACCGTTTGCGTATAACTCGCATCGCTGTTTCTTACGTTTGCGTCATCGCAATCGCCACCGCCACCGCCACCACCACCACTAATAGGAGGCGAAATAAATGGAATGTTGCAACGCTCATCGGCTTTGCTTATCTCTACGTCAATACTGAATGACGCACCTGCAAAGTTTTTAGGCGAATATTCGACAAGCAAATCGATATTGATCGACTGCGTACGGCTCACAAGCCATTTATAAGCAGGATTGCGCAGTTGTGCGATAATATCTTCAGCAATCAACACAAGGTCGCTGTGACGCTCTAATTCGTCAAGTTCACCGCGTATAACATTGTCAACTACCCAGAATCGGATAGTGTAAATGGTGCTGTTAATGTTACGCGTTGCGCTTTCTACATTACACCATAACTCTGGCGTATTTGTAGTGCCTGACGAATAATGCTCCCAAGTATTACCATACTTAAAATCATTTATTTGTCGGTGCTGCGTTGCTATCTCCTGAACGTTTGCGATCAGTTGATTCAGCGTTGTTATTTGACTGTAACTTGTCATCCTGTTTGTCGGCTAAGAACTTTAATATCTTCTTAGCATTTTTAGAAGTCAATTGTGTTTTCATCTCCAGTTCCGCATGGGTTATAACCGTTGCGATAGCTACCCATGTAAAAGCCTACATTGTATTGTTGACCTGTCGGATGGATAGTATCAAATCCATCACCAGCGTCTTTGTATAGTGGGTAATTATCGTCATTCTCGACAAGGTAACGCATAAGCATATCAGCGTCTGTTTGCCCTTTGTCGTCAAAGTATTTGTACATACGATCCAACTCCGAAATACTCGCAGGATTAGAATTATCACTATTCATGGTAACCATTCCCTTTTGGCGGATCTTGTAATTGAACACGTATAACCCATTCGCCAACACGTAGAACTTCATCACCGGGTTGATGTATAAATTGAGCAATGTCGTGTTTAACTGAGTCAAGTTGTTATTCTGAATCTGCGATAAAATCTCATCGTACAACGCACTACCTAATATTGGTCTAATGTGTTGACGCTGCGTGTCCCAAATGATCTCGCATAACTGATTCTGATCGTATGTTGATTCAACGTATGCTAACAAACCTTCGTCATTAGGCTTAAGCATTAACGGTTTATTTATAGTACTCATCTTACTGTCTTTCTTTAACGATTACTTGCTGCCACGTGTGTCGGCATTGTGGACGTGCTACACCTGTATTTGGATTTGTGTACCAACCACCGCGTAATGACCACACATTGCGCCCTTCCTCTACGCTCATTGCGTTTATATCCTCACGGCTGTATAGTCTATTCATATCCATCAACTCAACACAAAACGGACGCGATTTACCACCAGCTACTAACTTAGGTGCGTTTGCGCCTAACTCATACCGGTACATAACCTTTAACGGCTCTGTTTTAGCAGGATTGTCTTCTAACGTCTGCAAACCTTTTTCGGTCAACTCATACGCTCCAACCTTATCACCTGCGATCTTTTCAGGGCTATATTTTATGCGCCCTGCTTCACGCAAACGGTCGATTGTGTCCTTTACATCACCGATGGAAACCTTTGCCACTTTTGCGATTTCCTCTGATGGCATAAAGGCATCTTTATTCAACAAGTCCAACACAACACGATCCAATGACTTTATTTCAGCCTTCGCAAATGTCATAAACTCAGATTCGCTTACCTCTACTTCGTCCGCACTCTCGGTTTCCAAATCACGAAACTTCACCACCTCATATTTCGCTGCATCAACACCGTACTTTGTGAACAACTGCAAATTTGCATCTGGCTTCACGTTGCTATACTTCATGTATTGCGAATCCTCCATACCCAAGCGTGATAACACGTACTTACGCAATCCATCAACACCTAACGCGCTTTCAATAGCCGCATCGCTCGGCATCCAGTCAACTGATTTAACGCGCTGTAATTTCAAGTTAATAGGTAATCCTAAATCATGTGCGATCGTGTTGAACACATACTCAATACAACGCTGACGACTAACCACGTAACGATTGTAGAAAGACTCTTCCATCACAACCAATTCATTACGCTGCCCTAACGCACCTGCAGTAGTAATACCCAATAACAGTTTTGGGAATTCGTGTGCAGAGCATATATTTAACTCTGACTGCTCGGCAACCTCTTTGTAAAGCGTTGATTGGTCAGGAACATTAATAGCCTCCACGTCCGTTGAACTATCTCGACTTTGATAAAAGCCTACGATCATTCGCTTACCTTCTGGACTTGTAAAGTTCTTTGTAATGCCGTCCGTTATTTCGTCCTGCTTTTGTTCGTCAGGGATATTGCCGTAAATCTTAACCTGCATCATTGGTGAGAAGGACGCGGTAATGTTTTGGTATTGAAAATCAGAATAGGCAATGTGGTTCTCGATCCATGTTACACCACCATAATAAACAGGCAATGAATACACGTACTGATCAGGATGGAACACTGAATAGAAAAATATCTGATCACCATTACGATCGTTAGGATCATACGCTGGATAAACTTTGTAATCTTTCTCTTCTGCAAAGTTTTTATTTTCGATACGCTTACCGTTCTTCATCACGTACCACTTGCGTGTGTAATAAAACTCGGTAGTATCTTCGTTCGTGCGTAAGTTAGCAACGTCGATATGTTCTAATGTAGCTGTGCGCTTGTTCTTACTCCACTTAACCAACACCGCGAACATATTGTGAATCTCAAAGTCTCGCGTCCATCGTAACGTCGACTCGGTCAAATCCATATCCGCAAATGGCTGCTTAATTAGATTCTCAGCCAAAGAACGCTGCGCCACGCTCATGTATGAAGCGCGCTCAAAAGTCCATCCACGACCTGCGATGTAATTTACCTTAGCATTGATGATAGCCGAATGCAATGCACTACGACGATATAAATCGGTCAAGTAATACGGGAAGTCGTTTTTTTCACCGCTCTTAATTATATCCGTATTTTTAATTTCCACAAATTCAGGACGCTTTCTGTTATTAAAAGCATTCCATTTAATTACGGGAACTATGTTTTTATTTTCCTCCATTAGAAGTGATATTGTGTTGTGCTATTAGGCAACTGATATTCCTGTTCGTTAACATCGTTAACTTTCATCTGTCCGCGCTCTACTAATGATGTCGCAAGGCTTGGATTAGTATTCACCGCGCTTGTTTGTTCGTACACAAAGTAGTTGTATATCTGCTCACTTAACGATGCCGTTGTGCCTTCAATAAATGTAAATTGATCTTTACGATCATCACTTGACGTAGGTTGTGCTATCCACGTTACTACGTTGTTCTTGCCCTGACCAACGCAGTAAAACAAGTAGTAAGGACTTGTTAACGTAGTCTTTTCCTTTAATGTAAATACCAATGTTTGACTGATGCCTTTGGTAACCTGAATCATATTTATAAAATTACGTAATCACGTTTCGTTTAATAATAATAAAAAAACCCCGTGAATAGCTTTCACGGGGCAAACCAAAACAAGGGGAAAACCAAAACCCCGAGCAGAATTTATGCGGAAACTAAAACGTCCCAGTTATTAGTGATGTGCGGTGCTTTTACCTTTTCCATTCCTGTAAAGGTAACAGTGTAGCCGTTACGATCACCGTAAGTTGTTCCTGACTCATCAACAGATGCAGAACAGAACAACCCGTTCTCATAACCAAATAAGCGGATAGCACCGTTGTTATACTTAACCGCAACTTCGAATGTACCACCGTGATATTTCTGCAATTCATTCAAGAATGCAGCCGTTTTGCCGTTGTACACGTAGTTAACTGTTGGAGCATACATAGTAGTGCCATTCTCGCGAGAAGTAGTACCGTTGTCAGATGCAGTAGCCGTAGCCTCTTCGCATTCCAACTTATACCAACCCGTCAAGCCTTGACCGCTTAATGTGGCTTGACCTGATGTAACCGCAATGCCAATTAAGGCACTCGAATATGTTTTGATCTTTACTTCCTTAATACCACCTACGTTATCGCGGCAGTCTAAGACAAAAGATTGATTAATGTTACAAGCCATTTGTTATATTATTAAGAAAGGCAGTAGCCTTACGGGGCTACTACCATTCAGGTTATAAATTATGCAGTCTTGAAAGATACTACGTGTTGAGGGAAGAACACACCAGTTGTAAACTTCATGCGAACACGTGCATACAACTTGTCATCCTTCTTCTCATACCAAGTCATCCAATCGGTGCTGTCAGACTCTTGGTCAGTAGCGATGATAAGGTTTGACTTGTAGAAAGTGAAGATACGGTTCTTAAACAATGCCGGCATACCGCTCAATCCAGTGTTGTCGCTGTTCAATCCCGGTACCGCTTGGATCACCATGTTAGTACCCGGTAAAGTGATACGACGAGCAGCGATGTCAGCTGCAGATGCAGAGTAGTGGAAGAAGTTAGAATCTTTCACTTTGATAACCAACTTATCGAAAGTGTCATCACCGCAACAAGTGATCAAATCTTCTTTGCGCTTCATAGCAGCAGGAACTGACAACCAGTGGTTGTCGAAGATAGTGATTACGTTCTGAGTAGTGATTGAAGTTTCGTTAGTTGTGTTAGAGTTAACATAACCACCGATAGTTTCAATAGTCTGAATGAAACCGTTAAACTGCTTTAGGTTAGTTGTTGCAGCACCTTGTGTTTTAGATGACTGCCAGTAAGCAGACTCAAGGTTTGCAGCGATCTTCTCAGCGGTACGTGCCATGATAGCAGAAACCAACTGTGGAGCAGAATTCTCGTCCAACTTAGCACCTGCGCGTAAGTAACGACGAAGAGACTTAGCGTCCAAATCTTTGAAACACCAATCTAACTCAACTTTGAAGTTATCAACTGTCAAAGTGATCTGATCGAAGTTACCAGAATCTCCTGATGGGTTAACAGTAGCACAAGTGCTGTCTGCTTGGAATTGAGGATCAACATCGAAGTATGTTAAACGCTCGGAATACTTGATACCTTCTACAACGGTAACAAGTGGAACTGTTACGGGTGAATAAATCGCAATCGAGCGAAGGTCTGCCGCTTCGTCGGTTACGTGATTGGTCATCCCTGTTAAATCAAATGCCATTTTGTGTAATTTTTATTAGTTAGTAATTATTTTGATTATCGGTTAAACAACTTAGCGCGTGTAGCTGCAATACGCTCTTCTACGCTTTGTTGGTTCTCTTCATTGCGAAATTCGTTGCGTACTGGCTCTGAATTCTGTGGTGCATCACCAAGTTCATCGATCGCCTTTGTAACGCTTGACTGAAACGCGCTGAATTGCTCTTTAAACTTTTTAATCTCTTCGTTTTGTGCAACCATTACAGATACCTGTTCGCTCATTGCGGTGATGTTGCTTTTAATTGCAGCCAATTCGTCTTCTGCGAACTTTTGTACTTTCTCAACACGCTCAATTACCTCTTTTGCCATCGGCATTTCAGCAGGTGCAACAGGTGCAACAGGTGCAACTGCTTCAGGTGTTTCAACTTCAACCTCTGACTCTACTTTCTTAATCTCAGCGATAACACCACCAACGATTACGATAACGGTCATATCCTCTAATGTGTACTCGCCATCAGTAGCAGGTACATCACCTTCTGTAGTTTCAACCATAACAGGCGTACCTACAGCAGGTTCACCATCCCACTTAAGGATAGATCCATCAGGCAAAGTAGCCATTCCGAATGTTTGTTCAGTTGCAACCTCTTCAGGTTTGAACGCAGCAAATGCCTCTTTGAGTTTTGCCGTGAAAGTCTTTAATGATTCAGCGTTAATGTTCATGTTTATAAAATTACGTTAGCTATAAATTGTTTAGAAATTGGTCAATAGTATCGTTAAGGTCTTTCATTATGTCATCAATAGGATGCGACCCAAATTCCATCCCGAACATACCCTCAACGCTGAAACCTTTGAACTCACCTGCTTCGATCTTAGCACGTATTTCAGGATTCTCGACATAATACGAATGAATCCATGAGCCATCCTCAACGTCTAATCCTTCCGGTGCGTTAACACCACGATTCTTATCTACAAAGATTGACTCGATAAGATAAACACCGTTAGCAACGTCTTCAGCATTGTGCATCTTGTTAACCGCGTTAAATCGGTTTTCCTTTGCCCACTTTTTAATGATAGTCTTTATTGTCTCCTTGCTAAATGTAACGTAGTATTCACCCCGTGAATCGTTACGATAAATAGGATAGTCCGCTCTCATTGCCACGCCTGTTACAATCCATTCTTTGTCATCGTATTTGAACTGCATCGGCTTTTGTTCGTCAAATACCAAAAAGTCCATCTCAACTGCAGGATTGTCGACAAGTGCGGTCATCTCAACACCTGACTCTGAATTCTGATCTACGGTCATTTCGTAAATCGGTAACTTTTTCTTTTTAGGCATATCTATAAAATTACGTGTTGATATGTTCGTTTAGAATCGTGCAAGGTTCTCCACCACGTTAACGTTGTTACTCACTTCGCGTATTTCGGTAACGGCAACGTACACGGGTGCTTGTTGTTGTTGGTTCATTGCCTGACCTTGTTCGTTAATTAAAGTCGAAGGTTGTTGTGCCGTGTTAACGTCAGGTGCGCTGTTAATCGTAGCTAATCCCATGCCACCACCACCACCTGCTGATGATGAAGGGTTTTCTACATTTTGAGAAAGGATATTACGAACTTGAACAAAACCTGAAACAAGTGCCGCTGCCGCTGCCACGTATGAAGCAGGAGGTGGTAATGTAGCTAACGCCTTTGTAGCTGCTTGGTAAGTGTTAATAGTAGCTTGAACAACTGCAAATGCCTTTTGCATCTTAGCGTTTTTCTTTGACGCATCTGCTAACGCTCCAAATAATTGTTGTGTGCTATTAGCTAATTCACCACCAAACTTCGATTGAGCATTTGCTGCCGCTCGATAAATACGTGCTTGAACGTCTAATAAACGCTCTTGGAATGTTTTAACGCGACCTTCCACACCTTCCATCGCATTAAAAGTTCCAACCTGCAATTCGGCTGTTGCTTGTTGCTGAGCCGCAATTTGTTGCTGCATGATAGGCATAAACACCTCATGCGTCTGTTGTATTGCTTCCTGTTGCGCCTTTGCCCGTTCTTTGTATTGATCTTTTAGGAAGTTAGTGTGATTCGCCTCTACTATTTGCTGTTCAGTAATCAATCCATCTAATGTCAACTTAGCCTCATTAACCGCGTCAACATATTCTTGTAAATTCTCCTTTCTCCGTGCTGCC